ATCCCATTTATTCATTTTACCGCCAATAGAAAAACCAGTAAGGGTTCCATCTAGAACTTTTTCCCATGTGTCTTGTGCGCCTTTTGATACGTATGCGGAGACAAAAACTCCAGAATAAAACTTTTTAGAATCTGGATCAAAATATTTGTCTTCCTTAAAATTAATCATTTTTCCAACAGCCAATGGCTGATGCATCTCACGAATATTTCCTCTAAACTTTGCAAAGGCCTTCATGGAAGCCTCTGAAGTAACTATATCATTTTGTTTGTCTAGGTTATCTAATGAGGCGAAACCTGAAACAATACGTCTTTCCTTATCTACCTTACTAAAAGGCATTGAGAGACGAAGATTATCCCCATCGGAGTTCCAATGGGCCTTAGATATATTGGTCACCACTATATTATACCCTCCATTTTATATAAGTATCACATTCTGGACAAATCGGACATTAAGGAGATTTTCTACCTTCACCCTTTGGGTTTCTTCCAGCAACTGTTGATGTGCTATCAGAGTTATTATTTGTTCTTTCTGAATCTCTAGACCTTGTAGTAGTTGCCTCTGCTGCAGCCTCTGGCTTTAACTGTAGGACTTCGTCTCCGCCCTCTCGCTGTGGCATATCAAGAATAACCCTTGCTTCGTTTGGAGTTATGATCTGATTCTTTACATATCTCTCAAGTATTTGAGATTGTGCAATTTCATCAGTTAAGGTTAACTCATTAAATACAAACTCAAGAATATCTGTTTTTTCACGAATGATCTTGTTAATCATTTTCTCTAGTTGTCGTTGTGCTGGACGAGCAACCTGCTCTTTAAAAGTTCGATCTTGTGCAAGCGCTGCTGCTATAGATGCAGAATCGCTACCGCCCAATTTTGAAAGTGGAACTTGATGTGCTACCAAAATATCGTCACGATTTTGCTTACTATACTCCTTAAATGATCCATCCTGTATTCCATCTTCAATAGGATCCATTTTAAACTCTACTTTATTATTTTCTGTATCGCCTGGCAATGGAATATACAGCGTTCTATGTGACTGTCCTCTAAGATTTGTTTGCAAAAATCTAAACATCTTATCTTCTGCATCTCCAGAAAGTTTTGCACCCTTTAATGTTACAACATATCTTGGAACTGCCTTATTTGCAAAGTAGTCAATGTTGTACTGAGAGGCAAGAGAGTCTCCGTGCAATGAGTTAATTGCTGACATAATGTCTGGCACTCCATAAAACGTATTAAGAGGTGAGTATTGTTTGAAGTGAATTATCTCATTTGGACGTGAATCTGTTGTAAGAGGATTAGGATTTTTTGCTCCAAAATTGCGGAAGTAAACAATCTTATTTCCAATAATCTGAACATACCCATCTTTCAATCTTCTGACTCTCATGGTTGTTGCTGGAATGTGACCAACATATCCAATTTCTCCACGAGTTGTTCTTCCTATTTCTAGGTATCCATTTCCAGTAGACTGAAGATCTGTGTAAACCTTTTCCATCGTTGCAGTAAAAGAGTCATCGTCATTAAGAGACTCTAGCCAGTCACGCATTTCAATCTTTGCTCTTTCAATTCTTTTTCTTGCTTTTTGTGTTGCGCTGTTATCTTCTGATGATTCGAGCCTCATCATGGTTCTTGGAGAAACCTTAAACTCGTAACCAAGTCCAACTATATTCTCTACCTTGGCATCAATTGCTGCATGATTTGCAAATGATGTATCGTAGTAGTTTGCTAATTCATACAGATTCCAAGGTGGTGTAATAACGTCAAACATTCCATAGCCGTTTACATATACTAGCCCTGGGTTTATTTCTTTTGACTGTGCTCCATCAATACCGCTTTTTCCTGCTAACGCTGCAGTTGTATATTGTGGTGTTGGTTGCAACGCTTTGGTAGATAGCCTGCTAGTTCTTCTTTTAAAATTTGAATCCAAACCGTCTAATGTTTTTAGTGTGTCCCATGTGTTATTGAATGGATCTGACTTTGAAAAAGGATCATCTTTTTTTATTGCTTCGTCAATTTTTGCACTTATTGTATACTCTTCCATTTTTATTCCTCATCTCCATACTTAGCAATCGTATCTTTTGCTGCCTGAACTGCGCCAAGATCGTTTAGTGATGGAATAAGTCCTGACTTCATTCTGTCTACTTGCTCTGAATATTCTTCTTCTGATACCCTTGTTCCACCTGGAACAAATATTGCTTGTCCATCTCCAGGGTCGCCATAATACATTGCAACCTTTTTTAGTTCTGCAATTTTAGAAATATCGCCCTTTTCAGATGGAATATTTAAAACTGATCCATGACCGTCTGTAAACCACTTGCCGTTTGCTCTTTTATAAACATAAAGCCCCCAGTTATAGTTCTTTTCAATGACCTTACGTCGCACATTTTGTACAATTGGCTTACCAGTTTTTGGGTTTATTAATGAATCCATGACAATAAGTATACCATATTAAACTGGATCAACAGTAAATTTGTTCCAGAATATGTCATTGTATAATGAGTAACCGTAGTTTCCAACACTTATTGGAACATTATCCCCTACAACTATCTTATTGGTTCCTGTATAACTCTTATACACCTCTGAAGGATTTACTCCATAGTAACTGGTCTCTGTTAAAACAAGAACTTTGTTCCAGTTAAATGGACCAGTATGCCAAAACTCCCAGTCCAAAGGGCCACCAGACAAAATCTTTACCCTAAACCAGGGTCTTTCTGATATATTCTGAACCTCTTGAAGATTTGTTGATTGGTAATAGGATATGCTGTTGAATACTAATGGCCCAGTCAATCTTACAGCCCCCTCAAAATATGAAAACTCTAAACTATCTGCAAAATTAATTCCCAAAAAGCCCCATTCTTGAAGAGTTATGACTGGCTCTTTAACAACTTTGCCGTTCCAATAAAAACCTATTCCATTTTGAACTAGACCAGTCTTGGCATCTATACCATAGACTTTTGCCCTTCTTCCAGTAGGATCACATGCAACCATGTAAAACTTTATATATGATGATTTGCTTTCTATTTCAAATATTTGTGTTGGAGCATATGGAAAATAGTCGCCATCAAATCTTACAGCCATCTGCGCTGCAATTACTTTAAAATTATTTGCTCTACTAGGATTAATTGGAATAGACAATCCACGATTTACCAAAGGATCGTATTGTCCTTTTATCTGAATTCCGCTATTTTTTGTTAAATACAAATATGGAGATGATCCAGTATATATTGAAAATGGATTGTTCTTTTTAAAATTATAGTAAATGCCAGTCTTTGTATATGGATAAAGAGGTGTGCCAAATCTTGTACCAATAGGGCTTCCGTCCGATTCATTTAATGCCTGAGAAGCGTAAGAAAGTTTTTTGATATTAACATTGTTTGTCTGAGAGTTTTTAACATTAATGTCTATATGGGTTACAATAGAAAGATCATTAAAATCTACTCCAGAAGGTGGGTAAATAATCATGTTATCTACGACTTCATATTTTGTAGTCATCCAATCTGATTTTGGAATCAATATTCCGTTTCTAGATGGCCTCTCTGTTTTTGTAAAATAAAACGGTGTTTGGTTGGCTCCCAGTTCTGTGTACTGAAATGTTACGTAGGTTTTTACAACTGCGCCGTCGGTATCATACCTATAATCTTTTGCAATTTTATTTTTTAAATCTTCATAATCATTGTATCCAGTAAACAAATAATTATCTAGCGATTCATAGGTTCTTTGAATTGGAATTCCATATTCATTTGCCAGATCTGCATATGTCCATTCTACTGGCTCACTATCTATAGCAATTGTTTTTGACGTTACTGGATAATCAACATTAAACTGAATAAAATCAAGATCAAAATATTGGTCTCCTCGTTTATCCAAAACAGACTCTGCAAAATATGTTAATGGTATTTGGTCTTCCCAATATGCATTTGCAGAAACAGTAAGTTTGTAAGTATCAAAAACTTGATCTGGTACAAGTGTATATGTTGCTGTATGATCTAAAAGAAAGTCTTCGTCTGATATAAAGACTCCGCCTCCACTAATAGCACCATTGGCAGTATCATTTACAGAGCCATATGGTGGCAGAGAGGTTGTGTCTAATCCTCCATCTATGTTTATTAATTGATTATTTTGATAAATAGCAAACAAGTCTTCGTTCCAAACTGGGACACCTATTTCATTAAACAAAGATCTAATTTTTTGAAAATTGTATTTACTACAAAACCCTATCTTGTAAATTTTTCCAGTAAATGTCTGAGTTCCATTTTTTTTGCCACCAACATACATTCTTAAATCTGACAAAGATCCAAAAAAGTCTGCTGCTGGATTTCCAAATCTTGAAATAAACGCTGGAATGTTTAGTCCTATATCTATCAACTCTAATGGCTCCGCTATTGTTGGAGAGTATATTGTTTCTAAAACTCCATCATAATTTATTACATAAGAAATTTGATTGTTAAGCAACTCTATTTCAAAATAACTGCTTGTGTTTTCTTTTTCAATTCTAAAAAGCGTTTGCTTAGTGCTAGAAGACTGAGGAAGCCTAAAACAGCCATAAAACGCAGAAGTAGGTTCTTTAATAAAATCAAAATTTTCAAAAAATAAATATCCTGAAACATCGTTCCAAGATGCGTCTGGCCTAAATGTAAAAAAGTTTACTGAATCTGACTGCTGTATGGTTTTACAACTAGCGAACAACTCACTCTCTGTTTTTGATGACAAAAATATTTTTGGAAGTGGGGCAGATGGTACAGACAAAGCCTTATTAACTATTGATGTGTTATCGTTAAATGCTTGTTGCCAAGATCCAATTTTTGGATAAGAATAGTTTGAAGTATAATCAGCAAAAGCATAATCAATAAAAACAGATGTTCCACTATAAGAAGTATTTATATTTTCTGGAATTTCTACTCCTTGACCAAAAACGAATCTTCTTTTTGCTACGGCAGTTGGGACAACATAAGGATAAATTCCTACACAGTCTATTTCTATTGGATATATGTCCTCGTGTGCATAAAAGCCAATCCAGTCTTGATCCTTTTCGGTTTGATTCAACATTGATGGAACTGACAACGAATTTACAGAATAGTCCAAAGAAATTACCTCTTGACCATTGATAAGCAAAGAAATAACATCTTTTCCTATTCTTAAATGAACAAGCATTGGCCTTGTCCACTCTCCTACATAATATGTTTTATATTCAGAACCAATCTTAAGTCCGATAGAAGGACCGTCTACATAAATACCGTCATTGGATGCAACTGGACCAATAATTCTTTTTACTTCATTTGAATAAGAGTTTATTCTAAGCCAAGTTTCTAAAGTATACTCTCTAAATTTTCTAGACTCATTTAAAAATCCCACACCAGGAACTATTAGAGATGGATTCGACCCATTTGGATAAAGTGCAGTTAGACTTGATGTTCCATAAACAATAGGAATTCCTAAATTTTTTGCTTTTAGCATGTTGTCAGAAATCAAATAATAGGCATCCAAATCTTGCAATCCGTAACATTTTGCAACTATTCCTTTTTGTGGAGCAATTGATATTGTTGATGGAATGTCTATAGGAGTAACGCCAAGAGAGGTTGAGGCAAACTCTTCCGACCACTGTCCAAGACTTATTCCATTAACTAAAAACACATCTTCAGTTTCTGAACCACCAATAAAATTAATTTTAAAAACTAACCTAAAGTTTGTATCGTCTGGAGGAGTGTCAAATGTTTCTGATATAAAAACCCAACTATTATTTATTACAGTATCATAATTTTTTAAATGTGTAACCATTTGTCCGCTTGTTGTATCTTCGTACTGATACCCTATTTCAAACCCAGAAATGTAAGAACTTTCAGAATAAAAATATCCTCCAACACAAAATGTTCTTAGGTACTCGTTTAAATCTTTTAAACCCATTATGTCATTACTTATGGCAGTAACAGATCCTGACTCACTGTTTGTGGGAGTTGCTGTTATTTTGCCCACATAACTATTTATAAATGGCTCGTCTACTGATTGAGAGTATGCTTCATACGTACCGCCAATAATTGTCCAATTTGAAAGGTTTCTTTGTGACTCTGAAATTAAAGAGACGTAGTCTGCATTATCATCCAAGGCCCATAGACCAGTAGGGTGCTCCGAGAACACTTTTTCTGCATATAGGTTGGAAGGACTAGACATAATGAGTCTATTTTACCACAGAAGACTACTTGTTTATTTTAATTTCACAATAGTCTGTTGTGCAGTATGCTTCGCCCTGAGCCTCAAGATTATCCACACCATCATAAATTGCACTAAAGTCAATATGCTTTAGTTTACCAACATATGACTCATATTCTTCTTCAGTAATCTGAGTATATGGTTGCTGAGGATAAACGGTATTGCCCATCGGAAGAAATGATACTGCTTTTAGTTGTCCTTCGTACATATGAAGTGCTGGAACAACATGCTTTGACTCTGTTTCTTTGTCAAATGAAAGTGTTACAGAAACACCATTGTCAGACCAATACTTCTGAGCAGTTGCAGCAAGGGCAATCTTCTCAAACAATGTAACATCCTTTTCAGATCTTGGATGACCTGACTTAATTGGGAAGTATACAACTGATGTATTTGCTGATACTACGTCGTCTTCGATTGTGTACCCTGCTGCTTTAAACAAGTGCATCATTGGATCTGTGTTTCCAAATCTAACTGCACGAAGGAAGAAGTTTCCTCCAGGTCCCCAGTGAACTCCAGGAGTTGCACCAGAAAGAATTGAAACTGATCCTGATGGCTTAACTGTTGTTACACGAATTGATTCACGCACACATAGCCACTCTGAGTATGAGTGATCATATTTACGAATTGTTGTGTAGCCTTCATCCATCCATTCACGAACCGTTGGCAAACCTTTTTGATCAGCAAATGATGCAATACCAGTAAGCGATGTACCAATACGGCGATTGCGCTGCATGATGCCGTTAGTCTGTTGCCAATGTGTTGGAACAAGTGTAACAGTCTTTCCATAAAGGTATGCGAACTTCAGGGTACGCAGGAAGTCCTCCTTAGATTCATGACGATTTAAGTGCACTTCTACAAGTGTACATAATTCGTATGACTCTAATGGCTGCTCTGCACAGGGGTTAAAGCCCATCACACGATAGTCTTTACCATCTGGCGCATCCTTTAGCCTTCCATAATTACGAGCAACATCAAGCCAGATAAAACCTGGTTCTCCGTTTTCTGTAATTAAATCTACATAGTCTTCGTACTTTGTTCCTACTTCTGCTGAAATAGAATTATTAGACATCCAGGCCCAACCTGGATTTTCTGGATCAAACGAGTTACGCTCTGGGAAAACTTCAGAGTTTTTCAAATTCATAAACGCTTCATCTCCAGCACTACCCAAAGCGAGTGTTGCAGAGCGTCTAACATTTCCAGAAACAACACATGTTCCTATTAGGTTTACCAAGTCTACAATGGCACGAGAATCTAGTGTTTCTCCCGCTCTAGAGCCTATTACACGGTCAATCTGCTCGTGCAACCTAATAAGAGGTGCGGGACCAGACGCAACGCCTCCAAAGCCCTTTATAGGGGCTCCTAGCGGCCTAATTAGGTCATAGTTAAACTTCTGTATATTTTGATTAGGTCTGAGATATGAGTTTATCAAAACTCTCACTGATTCTACCCAACCTTCACGAGTGTCTGGAATTTCATAAATCTGCTCTGGCTCTGTGGGGCTGTAAATTAAGAAACCCTTGTCCTGACCCACAGTATCGAACCCAACTCCGATGCCAAGCATAAGGGCATCCATAACCCAAGCAAAGAGAGCCCCTGGATCATTCTTGTCAAGATCTTTTGTTGAAACCATTGCACAGTTTTGTAGTGCTGCTGAGTTCTTCTTCTCCATAGTCATAGGAGTTCCAAATGCCCACATACCACGACCTGGTGGTGTCCACTTTAGGTTAAACATTCTATCAAATGCTTCTTGTGCTGACTTCTGAGCCTTATAGTCGTTCCATGGTAGTCTGTTTTCCTTAGCATGATTCTTCTGAACTGAATACATACCCTCGATTACACGACGACAAACTTCATGCCATCTTTCTTTAGTTCCATCTTCCTTCATGCGAGAATAAGTACGGATGAAAGTAATCTCTCCAAGTGAATTTTCTGCTGCATCTTTAAATCCAAATGGGCTTTCTGCACCTTTGTACTTTTCTATAAAATCTTCTGGAAGCCTAAAACTAAAAAAATCTGACATAATGTATATCGTCCTTTCAAAAACGGAATAAGTGTTAATTATAGCAGAGTTTTGTAAAAAGCAAAACTCTCAATGTATTGTTAAGAGATTGAGGTTAATTAAAGTTCTTTTTTTCCCACGCCATGTGTCTGTATGCGTTTGGAAACAAAGCGTCTCCTTGTTTTCTTTGATTAAATATATTTTTTGGATCATGATTTAAATCAATAACCATATCCCAAGACTCTCTTTTGAACGGTATTATTTGTACTATCGGAGTTCCTTGTTTTATTGTTCCCTCAAAATCTTTTTGCAAAAAGAATGAGTTAAGACCAGCAGTTAAGAAGTTGTCGGTATCTATAACTGCCTCTATTGCTTTTATTGGAATATGTCCTTGGTGCATAGGAGAGGTAAACAAAGTACTATAACCTGGAGGAGTTTTAATCATCCACATTAAATTAATTCTAAATACATCTTTTAGATATATATTAAAATCAACAGGATAGTGGGATATATGTTCTGAAGAATGCCAATCAATAATTTTATGCTTAACTAAAGAAAACTGATCTGGTATGCTACATTCTGACTTACCATTTTTTGTATTGATGTATAAATCTACTGGCATTCTAAAAAGGTATCCCATTGACATTGAATCAAAAAATGGAAGACATTTTTTTACTGTTAATTTTGAATTTCTGTCTTCATTGTCTTTGCTAAAAGACGAAGGCTGCTCTTTATACCATGATGGTATTGCATTTGAACAAGCAACTGGTTCTGGAAATAGATACTCCAAGTTTTTTACTGGTGTAGGAAAAAACTCAATTAAATTTGCAGAAATTGTACACCTCTAACATAACGATAGCGTTTTGTATCAATGAATCCAGTGTTGTGGAACCATGATCTTTTCGCCACTCTTAACAAGATGTGCAGTATGATGATAAGGTGGAGATGGTGGAAAGACGATGATGCTTCCTGCTTTTGGCTTTACTGCAAAAGTATAATTTTTGTTTTTTTCTGCTTCTGCAAAATCAGCCTCTGGACTTGCCTGACTTAGCACACCATCTGGAGAAGCAATGGTAAACGATATCTCTCCGCCCTCGTAGTCATCATTAAGATACATTACAAAAGAAACCTTAAGTCTTTCATCTCCTTCTTGTTGATCAAAATGGGCGCCCATAAATGTTCCAGGCATATACTTTTTAATAGGGTATTGTGGAAACAACTTTGGCTCTTCTTCAATGCCTTGAGCCTTAGCATAGTCTCTTGCAACATCATCAAATGCCTTTTGCAGTGTTTTATAGATGTAGTCATTTTCTACCGATTCAACAATCTGCTTATCTGTTCCATAAACATAGTGCTGACCGCTGCAGGCCATCCACTCACCCCAAGGGTCCTTGTTATCATTCTCAATTGCGTCAACAAGTTTTTTTGGGTCTTCAATTACGTTAGTGTAATAGTAAACCTTTTCTTCAAGTATTTCTCTGTCCATTTTTTCTCCTAGTATTTATTATTTTCATAAAAGCCTATAACTTTTATAAATCCTACAGTAACATATCTAATAGGTCCTTCTCCTACATGTCTAACTCCATGCTCAAACTCTTCATTACCTGGAAAAATCAAAAGCGTTCCTGGTTTTGGCCTCATATCTGAATTTTCTTTATTTTTAAAAAACAGGGTTCCATCTTTATAGTCATCATTTATATAAAGAATAGCAGCATACCTTATGGAAGGATCTGTATGCTGATCTGTATGAGATTTTAATTGAACCCCAGACTGCATTCGCTGCATTGTTCCAAATCCTGCAAGTTCTAGATTATTATCTGCCAGACTTAGTAGATCAGAAACTCTCTTATGTGCTGTCCTGCTAACCTTTTCAGTTCCAATGTCTAGATTTTTATCGTCCCATCCTTGTGTAATTTCATATTTACCTTCAGCAACCAAATTCTCTACATCACTTCTTCCAAATTTTTCTAAACAAAACCTAGAAAGACTTTCTCTATATGCTTTTGACCACTCTTCTTCAGGAGTTCTATTGATAATATCCCATACCGAATCCAACTCTTCTTTTGACAAAAAGTTTTCTACAGAAAGAACCTGCTCATGAAAAACTTCTGTCTTAAAGCCAGCGTCGTCAAATTGTTTTTTTAAAAAAACTTCCATTTATAACTCCTCAGCCCTATACTTATTTCCATTAGCATCAAGTTTCCAACCCTGCTTTAGTAGTTCTTGCCACTCTGCTCTTTCAACCTCTTGCTGTGCTCTGGTTTGCTTCATTTCTTCAGCCCATGCGTCTCTGACCTCTTGCGGATATGCATCTTCTTCACGATCATCCCAGAACGAACCTATGGTATATCTAACTCCCTTGGTTATAACTGTTACCTCGTGCATATTATTAAAACCGCCGTCAAAAGCAGCAAGCATTCCTACTTTTGGCTTAATGCTAATATCTTGATCAGGGAACTGTAAAAATCCTCCCTCAAAATTATCATTCAAGTATAAAAATGCTGCATATCTACTTCTAGTAAAAGCCCCAGACTTTCCATGCTCATCTGTGTTGTCTGAATGTTTTCTAGCATATGCTCCTGGCTCCCACTTTTGTGTATGATATCCAATTTGACAAATTACCTTTGGATCTAAATCATGTACGCTTGCAACAGCCTCTATTATTCCCTGCTTCATT